TTGCATCTCCAGTTCTTGAACCAGCAGGTAAGGTACTTAGTTTTCTAGGCAAAGGTATAACAACTCCTTTTCAAGCATTAGGCGCACAGCCTGGCGCAGGTCCTGGTGCCACAGCCCTTCAGGCTGGAGCAAGAATTGGTGTTACCAAAACTGCCGCTGATATTTCACAAGACTATGGCACAGACCTAAACCAACTTCTTAGAGATGGTATGTCTGAATATGCTGCAAAGACAGCAGCAGAAGCAGCAATTCCTGTTGACCCATTATTGCAAGTATCGGCTAAACTTGAAGAGAAGGTACTTAGCCCTTATATCAAGCGCCCTATCTCAGCAGCAGCACTTCTTACTGACCCAGAAAGTCCATTGTTTGAAGACGATGCCTATGGTAAAGGTATTCAATTAAGTGATATTCAAACTGCATATGAGCGAAGCAAGAATGTTTCACTTGGCGTAGCCCTAACAAAGTCTTATCTAAATCCATTTCATATTACAGGAGTATCAGATGCCATCCTAGAAGATGGCGGTATTGATATTGACCGAGTTAATCTATGGGACGATAATGATATTCAAAAGAACTTTGTTGACAATACAACTGGTCGTTGGTTAACTGGCTTTAGCGATTTCTTAGTAGGCAATGCAGCAATTGTTGGTGTAGGTTCAGCATCTGTTTCAGCACTTAAGGCGGCAGCAAGAGCCTCTGGGTTAAGCAACAAGATAAATATTTATGATGTCAATGCTATTTCTAAATTAGAGAAACTAGCAGATGACCATATTTCAGGTACACAACAGACTGTATTTGGTTCAGATATTGTCAATCTTGCAAATACGCAAGACATTGTTTTAATTAATAGGATTCTAAAGCCACACACAAATAACCCTCGTTTGGCTACATTAATCAAAGATACTAATGACCCGAACTTTGTTCGTGACCTTCTTCTTGCTGATAAGGGTTATGCTCCAGCAATTGAGCGCCTTGCTGGCGCTAAGAAGATGGATGATGTCTGGTATCTATCCAATGCTGGCGAAGAAATAGCGTCTAATTACATTAAGACTGGTCAATATCTTTCATACAACCAACAGGCTAAAGAGCGCTGGAGCAAAGCATTCGATGATGCTATTGCCAAGAATCCTGAAACTCGGGACATCTTTGATGCGTTTATGCGCGATGAATATGACATTCAATCAGGACAGTTCTTGCCAGAGCCTCGTATGTTAGGCACTGCCTATAAACCAATAGAGCCAGTAATTCCTCTAGTTAAAACACCAGTTGGTCGTGGGGCTGTAGCAAAGATTCGTGAAACTGGTCAGAGGTTTTCTGTAGGAACTCAAGTCCGCGATTATAGCCAAGTAGGCGGCATAGTTCAACAAGTCATTGGTGGCGGTGCTCAAGGTAAAGCAGCCACAGTACTAATGCACTTTACTGGTAGCAAACTACCTAGAGGAATTATAAGCCACTCTGGTCTACGCCCAGGTGACGCAGTTGAAGAAATCAATGCGTGGCTTGATGACATTCCATTATTCCGTGACGGCAAAAATACTGTTAGATTAGCCGATGGAACAACGGTAACCGCTGCAGATTATCGTCGTAATCTTATTGACCAGGCTCTAATGCAGAAGACTGATGGTGCTCGGTCTGCTTTCTTTGAGAAGATGAGCGACGATGTAGCCATTGACACACTCAATAGTATGGGTTTAACCCGAGTTCAGGCTAAAGCATTCGTTGAAGAATTCAGCACAAGTATGCGCCAGTATCACGGCGACCTCAAGCGGGATTCATTTGCTATGGACCCAAGTGGATACAGGGTTGTAATCAATCCTCAAACCCAACGTCAATTGGCTAACGCGACACCATTGATTCCAATGGGCGAAATTGTAAGACAAGTAGCAAGAATAAAGGGCGTTATTGACCCACGCCAGAATGTCTTTACTTCTGCTGGTAGACAAACATTTGAGTTTGGAAACAAGATATTCTCATTTGCACAACTTGTTCGCCCAGCATATATTCCAAAGAACTCTATCTTTGAGCCTTTGAATGCTGCTACTATGTCTCTTGGTTCAAAGTTCCTTGCAGATTCAACCGAGACATTTGTAAAGAACAGCCTATTTAATAACAGGAATCGTTTCTTTGCTGCTGTTGATAAGGCTAATATCAAGGGTAAGTTACGCAAGAAAGCCCTCAAGGATGAGTATGAAATGTATACTCAACAGATTGAGCAGGCTATTGATATTGCTGACAACGCGGTATCTGAATGGGTTGAGTTCTTTGTAGATACAGCAAAACGCTCACCAGTAACTAGAGCAGATAACCTAGAAATTGTCAAGGATAACCTACGGGCAGCAGAGCGTTTGCTTGCTAACCTTGAAGGCAGAGCACGAGACAGAGCCAGAGAGTTCAATACTGTCCGCGAAGAGGTTCCAACTCTTTATGGTCTAGTTCGTAGAACTATGTATCTTAAGTCATTAAATGACCCTAAGTTGGCTGGGGATATTAGTGCAGCAGAACTTGCAATTACAAAGGCTGCAGGCGACATTAACACTTTGGCGCCAGACCTAAACAAACTTAATGTGTCAATCAAAAAGGCTTATGATGATATTGATAAAGTCCTTGTTGATATGGGTCCTTCTCGTAAGGCTGTAGCAGATGAATGGTCGGTTGTAGACAACCGCCGTATTCGCCGTAAAGGGCGTCAAGAAGAACAAGGATATGTTCTAACCAATGGACAGAGCATTAATATCCCTCGACTTGAGAGTGAGAATCACCTAGGAACTTCCTACAAGGCTGAAATCTCCAACCGTCACACACGTGAGATTGAACTTCTTGGGGATAAGTCTTTTGCTAGCCGTACTGGAATGTTAGGTCGTAAGACAGCAAATCGCATTACTCCAGTATATGACCCACTTTATTTTGATGAACTAGCCTATGTTGTTAATAACTATATGCGAGGCGATGTTCTTATTGACCAGATTCTTTCTGGTCGCAGTCGCAACGACATCATTGCAACCTGGGGCGTAAAGCGTGGCGGCAAGACATACGCTGAAGAATTTGGTCGGGATGCCTCTGACATCATTGATATGATTGATGACCAGATAGCATACGTCAATCGCTACCTACCTACCTTAGAAGCAAAGGCAGCAGCCCTTCAGGGTGAGGTTCGTGGCAACCAATTAGCGCAAATTCTTGGTGACAAACTAGAGAGATTGACTCCAATCAATCCATTGGATAATCAATACTCAACATCAATAAGAGACAACAAGAATCTTATGGAGGCTTTTGATAGAGCCACCAGCGCAGCGTGGGCTAAATTAGGTGCTCCTGAAAATGCAATCCGTTGGGCTTGGGGCAGTGTTGAATGGCGTAATAGAACAACTGAAAAGTTGAATCTTCTTGCTTCCCAAGGCTATGAAGTTACTACTGGAACAATTAACTCTGTTCGCCAGGCTGCAGCAATTGAAATGGTTAAAGAGGCTGAGAAGACTTTCTACTCAATTCGCCGTCAGAATAGAGCAATCTTTGCAGCACGAACAGTCTTATCGTTCCCAGCAGCATCTGTCAGCGGTTTATATCGTTATACAAGATTTGCTGCTAAGGCACCAACGCGTATGGCTGGATTCCTCAACTCATACTATGGAGCGTATAACTCCTTCGGAGTTGACAAATACGGAAACCCAGTAGATAACCCATTAGATGCTGAATACTTAATTGTTCCAGGAACCAAAGAACTTGGTCTTAAGAATGGCAAAGGTATTATGGTTGGCACTCGTGCCATTAACTTTATTGCCAACTTTGCTGGACCTGCTTACGCAATTCCAATTGCTGTGGGTGCAATCGTAAGTTTTAAGCCTGAAGCAAGCACGATGGTTCGTGAAGCAATTGATAAGACCTTCGGCAAGATTCCTGGATACTCATATGAAGACCTATTCCCATATGGAGTTAACCCTGATTTAGGCGATGCAGCCATTAGAACATTCACTCCAGCCTGGGCAAGAAACGCTGTTCAATGGATTACTGGAGACATTGGCGATAGAGAATGGCTAGATACCTACGCATCTGAATGGAACTACCAGATGGCTCTATATGAAATGGGTATTGGCAAGGCTCCAACAGAAGAAATAGTTGCAAAACAAACAAGCAATAAATTCAGAGAAAAATTCTTGTGGCAGTTTGGTTCACCACTTGGCTCACCTGCCGTCATTGATATGCGCCCAGACAGTATCTTCTCGACATATTACAGAGCATCCTATGATAAATACAAGGCTGCTAATATGAGCGATGAGGAAGCAAGCCAGGCTGCCCTAAACGATTTGAATGAAAGAGCAGCAGTACTTGGCGCAACTCAGCCATTCGACAAAGACCGACTATATTTTGGTGCAAAGTTAAAACCAAAGGCAACGTATGTTGTACCTACGGTTGAAGGCTATAGCCGAGTATGGGAAGACAATGCTGGACTTGCTAAAAAACTAGGCGAGTTTGACAAGAACCTTATCGGTCTTATGACAGCAGATTTGATTGGTTCAGAGTCTGACCCCAACATTAGCCGTATCCTAAATAAGCCAGGGACAAGACTTCCAGATGGAACTACCCTAAATCTACCCTTGAAGTCTATCAAGGATGTAGAGAACGATATTGAAGTTGGTAAAGTTTGGGATGCTTATGTAAATTATAAAGATATTCTAAACAAAATGGCTAAAGAAAAAGGCTATGCAAGTTATGCCTCAGTTCCTGAATTGCGTGAAGCACTACAAAAGTATGCAAAAGAACTTACAGCCTATAGCCCAGCCTGGGGTAGAGTTTATAAGAATCGAGTAAGTCAGGATAGTTCTTACAAGTATGCCTGGGGGCTTACCCAGATTATTAAGAACGATAAGTTTATGGAGAAGCACGGCAATAGTCAGTTCTGGGTTCACGCCAAGGCGATGATGAAGTACAGAGATGACTACGCAAAACTTTATAAAGATGCACCTTCTGGATATAAGTCAGCAGTTCAGGATGCTTGGACTGAATATGTTGAATCAGTTATTGATTTACTTGACCCAAATCTAGCAGACATCTTTGACAGATATTTCTTAAATGACAAACTTACGGAGGTAGGAAATGAGTAGATACAGAAAAACGGTATTAACTGCCCCCGATACAAGTGGTATAAGTTTTTCAGCCAAAGGTAGTAAAAAGGTAATCAACTATATCTGGATGCCAAATAAAGATGGTAACTTAGTCAAGAAAGATTCTGCATTCGTCAAGAAGTCGTTCGCTAAACTATCAGAGTCAGCACAGGCAGCACTTGCTCAGTATCTTGTATCTCAGAATCGTATGCCTACCGATGCTGCCCGCAAGACTCTATTCAATAGCCTTGTTGACGCAGCCGTAGCCTCATACAAAGAGGGTAAGAAGCAGACCCCTTGGGATGTCTTAAAGATTCAGTTGGACAATGCTCCAACCCAAACTGGCGTAACCATCAACTATACGAACTATGACAAGATTACATCTGATGCCATCCTTCGTAATGCAGCCAAGCAACTAGGTTTTGCTGAGGGTTCATTTGCTCAGTTTGGCGAACAAGACCTTGCCCAATTCTTTGAGAAGTTAACTGAAGCAGCCAAGGCTGCGGGTAAAGAAACTAAAGAAGTTATCCGTCCAGACGGAACTAAGGAAATCATCACCACTCCTGGTGGCTTTGATGCTAATGCCTTTGCCCAGAATTACCTATGGGCTAAGGTCAATATTGGAGACCCAAAGACTATACCAACCAGCGTTCTAAATAAGGTTGATGCTCTTCGTTCAGTTCTTAAGATGAATGGTCTTGACTATTTAGGTCAGAAAGAAATTGCTAACTACGCTCTTCAATTATCAAAGGGCGAGACAACTCTTGATGACCTTAAAAAACAATTTAATGAGAAGGCTGCACAACTTTACCCACTTTTTGCTGACCGCCTCAAGGCTAACCCTAACCTTACAGTAATGGATTTGGCTGAACCTTATATTGGAAGAATGGTCAAGTATTGGGAAGTAGACCCAACAACAATTGACCTATCCAATGCAGACCTTGATAAGTTCTTGCGTCCAGATGGAACAGCAGGCAAGACTCCAATGGGAAGTCTTGCTGACTTTGAGACGTATCTTAAGTTCCATCCAAATGCAGAAAAAACAACCTGGGCAATTAATGGTGCACGAGACCTTGCTACTGGCTTGGCAAGCGCTATGGGATTCGGAGTATAAAAAAATATGACCGTTGAAGAAGCACAAGCAGCGTTAGACGAGGCTCAAAAGGCTTTTGATGCAGCCAAGGGAACTGGCGTAAGAAATGTTACCGCAGCAAGCAAAGCACTTAGTGCTGCAAAAAGAGCACTTGCTACTGCACAAAAAGCAGAGGCTGCTGGAGTAAATGTAGGCGGTCTTTCTAGAGCAGAACAACTTTCTACGATTCGTCAGGCTGAATACACTGCAGCACAAGAAGAGGCTGGCAGGGGAGAAAAACCGACACCGCCACCAGCAGATGATGAATATACATACGACTATGTGTGGAGGTCTGAGGTAGGTGGACGTGGCGGCTATTGGAGTTTAGTAAGATACCAAAAATACGGCACTCAAACTGGTGCTGGCAATACTGGCACTGGTAATATTAATACTGGTAATATTAATACTGGTAACATTAATACTGGCAATGTAGATACTGGTAATGTAAATACTGGTAATATAAATACTGGTAATATCAACACTGGCAACATTAATACGGGAAATATTGTAACTGGTCCGACTCTAGCCAAGGATGTGTTCAAGCAAACACTAGCCCTTTACTTCGGTAACACAGAACTAACCAAGGGCTGGATGGATGAACTTTATAATGCTGTATCAAAGTTCTATAAAAACGGTACAGATGTAGCCACATCATTAAATATGGCTTTACTAGACTCCCGCAACAATCCTAACCTCAAAGCATTCACAGACCGATTCAAAGGCATCTACGCACTTCAAGACTTAAGACAGGCTGGAAAGCCAGTCAATGTTCCTACTATTGCTGAGTATGTTGCAGCACAAAAAGGTATGGCTGACATACTTAATGAGGCTGGGCTGGGAGATATTTCTACTGAACAGTTTACTGGAGAACTTATTGGCAAAGGAAACTCAGTCAGTACTGTTGCCGATAAAATAGGCAACGTATATCAGCGTATTGATATGGCTCCTAAAGAAATCAAAGATACATTGAGCCGTTATTTTCCAACAGTTGACAGAACAACTCTTGCTAAAACAATTCTTTTGGGTGAAAAAGGCGTTACTCAACTTGTTGATGAACTCAATAAGTATGACGTATTGGCTGCAGCAGAACAGCAAGGAATTGCAGCAACTGGAGCAAAAGGAATTGTTGGTGGTGTAACCGAAGAACGAGCAAAAGAATATGCACGTGCTGGTGGAACATTCTCGTCATTGATGCCTAAATTTGCAGAAGTAAGAAAGTCAACTCCTGTAGTTAGCAAACTTGCTGGAATATCAAAAGCACAAGATATTGGTCAACTTGGAGTAGAGCAAGCACTTATCAGTGGACTTTCACAACCTATGGAAACAATTCAACAACTCGGAGAAGAAGAGATTGGTCGCTTCTCTGGTAAAGCAGGTCGAGCAGAACTTGGACTTGCATCGCA